AACTACACCGTCATCCTGTACGCCTACATCCAGTCATCCAAGGACAATGAATAACAACAGTTCTAAGGAGGCTTTTAGCCAACCTCCGCGTATCACCCAAGAACTGCTGAATTATCTGGACGAGGCTTTTCCAGAATCCTGCGCAGCACTTGGGGATGACATTCAGACAATCTTCTTTCGTTCGGGTTCAAGGGCCGTCGTTCGGCACCTTCATAGACTCTATAAAGAGCAAGAAGCCCGAGAATTCAACCTTGATTGACAAGGACAACTATGTGCTTCATGTCGCGTACTAGCGTTCCTGCTCCCCCGCCACCGCCGGAGATCAAACTGCCGGAAGCCCCGACTCCCGTGATTCAGGCAGACACCATCAAGCAGGCCCGTCCCAAGACCCCGACTGAGGGTAATCCCCTGTACCGCCGTCGTGGTAAGCGTGGCCTGACGATCCAGATGGGCAGCACTACGGCTAATATGCCGGGAACCTAATATGCCAGAAACAGGCAAGGCTTTGTACCTCCATTTGGAGGGTCAGCGGTACTCGTACCTTGAACGGGCCAGAGATTGTTCGCGGCTCACCTTGCCTCATCTGATGCCCGACGAGGGGGATCAGCGGTCGCAGAAGTTTGTTACTCCGTACCAGAGCATCGGTGCGCGTGGCGTTAATAACCTCGCCTCTGCTCTGCTTTTGTCCCTGCTTCCCCCTAATGCTCCGTTCTTCCGCTTTGTGATCGATCCGCAGGCCGCTAAGACCCTTGAGGGCATGAGCCCCCGGGCCAAGGGTGAGGCTGAAAAGTCTCTGGCCGATATGGAGCGGATGATTGCCAAGGAAATCGAAGTTCAGAACATCCGGGTTTCGCTGTTTGAAGCCCTGAAGCAACTGATTGTTTGCGGCAATGTTCTGCTGTATTTCCCTGACGAAGGTCCAATGCGGGTAATCCGTCTGGACCGCTATGTGATCAAGCGTGATCCCATGGGTAACACCCGCAAGATCGTGATCAAGGAGACTGTGTCTCCCGCTGTGCTGCCCCCTGAAGCAGCCGCCATTGCCAAGACCTGTATGTGTAGCCACGAAGACACCGTGGACATCTACACCTGTTGCCATGTGCTGCCGGATGGCAAGGTCGAGGTCTATCAGGAAATCGGTGGGACCATCCTGCCTGACTCTACGGTGACCTACCCGGCTGAACGGAACCCCTTCCTCGCCCTGCGTATGAATCGGGTCGATGGTGAGGACTATGGCCGTTCGTATGTCGAGCAGTACTATGGTGACCTTGTCTCTCTGGAAAGCCTGAGCAAGAGCATCGTGGAGGCCGCAGCAGCGTCAGCCAAGGTGCTGTTCCTTGTGAACCCCGTGGGCACCACCCGTCCCAAGAAGATTGCCCAGAGCCCCAACGGGTCCATCATTGAGGGCAATGCGGCGGATGTGTCGGTCCTTCAGGTTGCCAAGGCTGCTGATCTTAGTGTCGCCTTGCAGACCATGGGCCAGATCAATGAACGCCTGAGTTATGCCTTCATGCTGACTGAGGCTTCAATCCGCAACGCAGAGCGCGTTACAGCCGAAGAGATCCGTCTGGTGACTCAGAGCATCGAACGGCAACTTGGGGGCATCTACAGCCTGCTGTCGCAGGAGTTCCAGTTGCCGCTGGTCAATCGCATTATGGACCGAATGATCAAGGCTAAGAAGATGCCTAAGATCGACAAGAAGTTCGTGACTCCGGCGATTGTGACCGGGATCGATGCTCTGGGTCGCGGCAATGACCTGAACAGACTTGATATTTATCTTCAGGGAATTGGACAAATTTTGGGCCCACAGGGACTTTCACAGTATATTGACCTCCGAGAGTACATGAACCGTCGTGCCGCTTCGCTTGGCATCGATACGACGGGTCTGGTCAAGTCGGAGGAGCAGATTATGCAGGAGCAGCAAGCCGCAATGCAGCAGCAGATGCTCATGCAAAATACGCCTTCGATGGTCCAGAGTGCGAGTCGAGTTGCCGAGCAGAGAGCCCTTGAGCAATGAGTAACCATCAGCAAGTAACGATTGTGCGGGATACCGCAGAGAGCAACAATGAAACCGACGCGCTGGCACAGGCTATCGCAGAAGCAAACGGGACTGCGCCTAAGCAGCCGGAAACTCCCGCCGCAGCGCGACCCGGTTGGCTTCCCGAAAAGTTCCAGAGCCCCGAGGATCTTGCCAAGGCTTACTCAGAACTTGAGCGCAAGTCTTCTGGCACTAAGCCTGTGGGCTTCGACAATCTGGAGCAGTATTCGACCGAGTTCTACCAGAACGGAGACTTGAGCGAAGAATCTATTCAGTCCATCACGACCAATATGGGCATCCCCGAGCAGATTGTTCGGGCTTATGTCGAGGGTCAGAAGGCCGTCATGGAGTCTCAGTTTGGTTCTGTGATGAACCTTGTCGGAGGTGAAGGCCAGTATGCCGCTATGACCGAATGGGCCGCTGAAGCCCTGCCGGAAGACGAGATCGACGCTTTCAACAAGATCATGGACGGTGGGGATATGAACACCATTAAGATGGCTGTTCAGGGTCTTCAGGCCCGGTATGCCCAGACCAATGGTACTCAGCAGACTGGTCGCCTGATTCAGGGGGATACCAACGGACCCTCTGGCGGGGCCTTCCGTAGCGTTGCTGAGATTGTTCAGGCCATGAAGGATCCGCGATATGCAAAGGACCCCGCGTATCGTCGTGATGTTGAACAGCGGGTCGCCCTGAGCAATGCTCTTGGAGTTCGATAATGAAGAAGAGTCCTAAGACTACCGTTCTTGGTATTGCCACGATCTTGACTGCTGTCTCTAGCGCGGCTGTTGCCCTGCTTGATAACGACCCAGCCACCGTCTTTGATGTGGCTTCGGTTGTGGCTGCGGTCACCGCTGGTCTTGGCCTGATCCTTGCTAAGGATGCGGACAAGGCTTGAACTGGATCTTTCAACTGGTGACTGCTGTTCTGAAGTGGCTAGAAGGACTCGCTTCTAAGGAAACACATGGTGAAACCGCTGATCCAACTGCTGGTGGTATCCGTGATCGCTTCCGTAAGCGGGTGCAGCAGCACCGTGATCCTCGTCCCTCCGGGAACCCCAGTTCAACTGGCGGAACCCGTTAAGGCGAAGGTGTTCGTTGTTCAGAAAGATGGAACTAAGGTTATGTCTCAGAACCGCGTGGAGATTCCCGCTGGTTGGTGGGCTGCTGATGTTCCTGAAGACACCGGGGAAATCCCGGCGGACTACCCTTAATACACATCCCTTCTCACAGGGTAGATCCCTAGAGGCCATACGGTTTATTCCGGTGGCCTCATTTCATTCTTTGGCTTTGGATGGGCCAGAGAAATGCTGACGGCTTTGGCCCCTTGCGAGGGACAACCTTGGCTCAAGGCACTACAACCATCTATCGTGTCTCGTAATTAGGATTTTTAATCATGGCAATTTTTAACAGCCAGCCCTCGCGGCTTGGTCAGGTTAACCTTGCGAACGACGCTGATGCGCTGTTCCTCAAGGTCTTCAGCGGCGAAATCATCACGGTCTTTGAAGAAAACAATGTGATGATGCCGCTGCACCGTGTTCGCACCATTTCCAGCGGTAAGTCGGCAACCTTCCCGGTCACGGGCGTTGCTGGTGCCCTGTACCACACCCCGGGTGAAAGCATTCTTTCGACTCCGGAAACGACTTCGACCTTTCAGGGTGGAAGCGTCAATGTCACGGCTGCGACCTCCACTTCCAATTCCAAGTACCTCAGCAAGTTCAAGCACAACGAAAAGCAGGTCTTTATTGACGATGTGCTGGTTTCGTCGGTGTTCATTGCGGACATTGATGAAATGAAGAACCACTACGATGTCCGTTCGATCTATTCGACGGAAATCGGTCGTGCGCTGGCGTACACCGCTGACAAGGCCCTGCTCCGCACGGCCATCATCGGGGCTCGCCGTCTGAGCAACCGCTTTGGCACCACCATTACGGCGGGTCAGTTTGATACTTTCCTTGGTACCCAGACTTCGGTCGGTGGAACTACCCCCGATCTCGTCAATGCTCTGACTGATGTTGCTCAGAAGATGGATGAGCGTAATGTTCCTTCGACGGATCGTTATGCTATTCTTCCCCCTTCGGAGTACTACAAGTTGGTCAGCGGAGATAATGATGCCATCAACCGTGATTACGGCAACGATGGTAACGGCTCTGTCGCTAGCGGTATGGTTCTCTCTGTTTCGGGTATCCGAATTCTGAAGAGCAACCACCTCCCGACTGCCAACGAATCATCCGCGCAGTCCACGCTGTTCGGCTCGGATCAGATCAAGAATGATGTGAGCGGAACCCTCAATACTGGTTACTCGGGTATCAACTTCACCAACAACCGTGGTATTGTCTTCCACCGCGAAGGTCTTGCCACCGTGAAGTTGATGGACCTGAGCGTCGAAAGCGAGTATGTCATGGAGCGCATGGGCACCCTGATGCTTGCCAAGTACGCGATGGGTCACAATGTGCTGCGCGAAGAGTGCCTGCACGAACTGATTGCTCCCTAATTTGGAGTGATGTTGTGAGTTGAAAGGGGGGATGGTTCCCTTAGTTGGGTTCCATCCCCTCTTTTGTTTGAGGAACAAATATGCCACTTACCAAGACTACTAGGCTGCAAGCCATCAACACCATGTTGAGTGTCATCGGGGAAACTCCGGTTTCTTCTACGACCGCTCCTCGGGCTGATGCTCAAATCGCCAACAACATCCTTGACGAAGTCACTCGGGAGGTTCTGTCTTACGGGTGGCACTTCAATACTGAACGGGATGTCGAATGGACTCCTGATGCCAACACGGGTTATATCTATGTCGCTGACGCTATTACGCGAGTTGATATGGATGCAGCCAACACCGAATACGATGTGACTGTGCGGTATAACACCACGGTCAACGCTAATCTCCTGTACAACCTCAAGGACAACACCTATGTCTTTGGGGCATCCGTCAAGGTCATGTATGTGATCCTGATTGACTTTGATCAACTGCCAGAAGAAGCCCGTCGATATATCTTCATTCGGGCTGCTAGAATCTTTCAGGACCGTGTCGTAGGTTCAGAGAAGATCCACGGATTCACCCAGATGGACGAAGTCCAAGCCCTTGCTAAGTTGCAGGAGTTTGAGTCAGACACGGGTGACTACAGCATCTTCCAGTCTTACGATGTGGCTCGTACCTTCATTCGTCGCGGTTCTTACTGGGTTACCTGATGCCTCTGATTAACACTTCTATCCCGAACTTCATTGGTGGTGTGAGCCAACAGCCTGCGGCTATCCGCAAGAACAACGAAGCGGAAGAGGTTGTTAATGCCATCCCCTCGCCTGTGGAGGGCCTGATTAAGCGTCCCCCGGCTGAATATGTATCTCAGTTGTATAGAGGCATTCCGGGCACTAACCCAACCAATAATCAAGCCACAAAGTTTTGGTTTGACGATCCGACCAACTCCCTGTTCTTCCATCTGATTGAGCGTGATGAGCAGGAAAAGTATCTACTGTATATCGATAAGAATGGCCGTTACGGTATTCACGATCTGATCAACAATACTCCAAAGAGTCTATTTACTAGTGCCGGAAGTTTGTTTGGTGGTGTCGATTCTCCTGCCCAACGATCAGCGGTCACAGTTGGTGATGTCACCTTCGTGGCTAACGCTAAGACCCAACCCCTGTACACCAACGACACCGTCGCGCAGAATCCCAGCAACTATAACCAGAATGCGTTGATTTGGGTTAAGCAGGCCAACTTTGGGCGCGAACATATCGTCACTTTGACGAGCAGCGATAACCGCGTTTATACCTATAAGCATACTACGCGATCTGTAATCGTAACGGCTAACGGAACCGGAACAGCGACTCAAAGCACAACAACCCTGAGTCAACTAACCTACTCAAAGGGAATTAAGGCCGATGTCTATCCGCAAGCGTATGTGACTTATGTCGCAGGCAGCGGCGGCGTAATCGATGTTCGTCTTGTAACCGACTTCGTGGGACTGGAAGGACCGCTGTCTACCCAAGGACCGGGAGATACGGGAAGTGATGTTGGAGTAGAACTTACAATTCCAACTCAAAACGGCGTGTCTAACGCTAAAATTAGAATTAAAGCAGACAGTAGTGGTGAGGTCGGTACAAACCATGTTGCCGAGTCTTTGGCATTTGGTAGGGCTTCTGGGTATGTTGGTCCACTTGACGGTATCGACAGTAATCTGACCGACCCTGCTACGGGTAACGCAGATGTTCCATTTAAAACTGATCGATTCAACAACACCAGAACCAAAGACGGTGTTATTTGGGTTAAGGCCCGAACCACTAGTCCGTTGAATTTCGACATTACGGTTGAGGATGACTTTGCTGGCGACGGCATTGTTGTCATTCGTGACACCGTAGAACGCTTTGAAGACCTTCCCCCAACAGCACCCCACGGCTATATGGTCAAGATTGCTGGGGTTCCTGAGTCGAACTACGACGATTACTGGGTCAAGTTTGAAGCCGAAGACGGAGACTTTTCTCGCGGAGTCTGGGTTGAAACGGTGGCTCCGGGACTCAAGTACAAACTTTCTCCATCAACCATGCCTATTCTGGTTATCCGCGACTCTACTGGTGGGTTTGTGGTTAAGGT